AATGGTGGGAGGCGTATGTCAATTTTAATTCCAACTCCATACCCGATCTTCCTAACGGTCGAGCTCCAAGTCAATTAAACTATCAAACTTTGCCATTTGAGGTCCGGAAGTCGGGCAAACGAATCCGAATTCATTTCTTTCGAGGGAATGAATGTGTTATAATTAAAGCCAATTCGGCCGGGATCAAATAAAAATTAGCTCATGTTACCACAACGATCCGCGGATGATAACATATCTGAAGGATCCCTCCAAAGATATGCACAGGGACATGGCGGCCCAATGCTTCAAGCTATCCAAGGACGAGGTGTCCAAGATGGCCCGCTATTCCGCCAAGAACATGTTTGTATTCCCGCAGTTCTACGGGGACTACTATATCAACTGTGCTAGGTCCATGTGGGATTTCATGGACCATCAAAAGCTTACAGTGGAGGGGAATGAGAAGTTAACACTCCGCAAGCACCTCAAGCGAAATGGAATTAGCTCGTTGGGTGAATGCGATGTTAAGGAGGGCACCGAGCCCGGGACATTCGAGCATCATATCAAGCAGGTGGAGAAACATTTCTGGAATACCCGATTCCTGGTGTATCGGGATTGGAAGAAGAAATGGTACAACGATTATTTGGCACAGGGCTACTTCTATACGAAGACAGGGTTTCGCATCGAGGGCAACTTTGGCCGTAATGACGTAATCAACTATCCAGTGCAGGGCAGCGCGTTCCATTGCTTGCTATGGTCCCTCATACAGATTCAGAAAGAGCTTGTTAAGCGGGGAATGAAAGCACTAATCATCGGACAGATCCATGATTCGATTGTTGCTGATGTTCCCGATAGTGAGGTGGAGGAGTATCTGGCTATTGTTAAGAATGTTATGATTAAAAGGATTCAGAAAGCTTGGAAATGGATTATTGTCCCGTTGGAAGTAGAGGTGGAGATGAGCCCTATTGGCGGGACGTGGTTTGATAAGAAGAAGGTAGCAATCTAATGACAGAAGAACTGTATAAGAAATATCGCCCTACAACATTTAAGGCGATGGTGGGGAGCAAGGCCGCTGTTTCGCAATGCTTAAACTGGACCCAGAAGGGAAAGGCGCCACATTGCATATTGTTCCAGGGCCCGTCAGGATGTGGGAAGACTACCCTGGCACGGATCCTCAAAAAGAAACTGTGCTGCGGTGATGCTGATTTCCAGGAGATCAATGCCGCAGGACAAGCCCGGGGCATCGAGCGTATCAAACAAATCGAATCGCAGATCCGCATGGCAGCAATCGCCGGAGACTGCCGGATCTATTTGATCGACGAAGCCCACAAGCTGACCAACGATGCGCAGAATGCGATCCTCAAAATGCTGGAGGACACCCCTGCCCATGTTTACTTTATGCTATGCACGACGGACCCGCAGAAGCTAATCGCTACGATACGCACCCGGGCTACTGCTGTCACCGTTTCACCGCTAACGCAGGCGGAGTCCTTGCAATTAATTAAGAGCGTCTGCGACAAGGAGGGAATCACCTGTTCGGAGCCCGTAGCGGAGGCTATAGCAGACGCGGCTGATGGTTCTGCTCGAAAGGTGCTCGTGCTGCTCAATCAGATAATAGGGATGGAGGAGGACGCCCAGCTTGAGATGATTTCGAAAGAGGATGCACAGCGGACAGCTAAGGAATTGTGCCAGAAGCTAATGAATCCCCGATCGAATTGGAAGGATGTAGCACCAATTCTGAAATCATTAGACGAGGATGCCGAGTCCTTCCGTTGGATGATGCTGGGGTATGCGTCCGCAGTAGCATTGAGTGGAGGTAAGATGGCGAATCGAGCATTTGTAATACTCGACCAGTTTGCTGGAAATTACTTCGATTCCAAAAAGGCTGGCTTGATTGCGGACTGTTGGGAAGTAGTCCATGGCCGCAAGGACGACTAATCGCGAATTAGAAGGTAGCAGGGATCCACTATGAGCAAAGCAAAATATCGAGATTCTGATGATATTGATGTATTACGCATTGACGAGCATAATCTCGAGAAGGAGTGGGTCTGGCAACCGTCGCTCTACTACAAGTATGCGACTAAGCTCGCTGACGCAGAAAATCGCCTTGACGAAGCAAAGGCAGATCTCGAATGCACTAAAGCAGAATTGGACTCCGATATCCGTTCCAACCCGGACAGCTATGGGATCACAAAGGTTTCTGAAAAAGCGATCGAAAATTGCGTACCACAGCAAGAGGCCTACCAGAAAGCGTTAGAGCAGTATCAGAAAGCAAACCACCTTGTACGGGTGTTAAAGGCGATGGTGACCTCCTTGGACCATCGCAAGAGGGCATTGACCAGTTTGGTTGAGCTCCATTTAGCGAACTACTACTCCGAACCTAAATTGCCTAGGGATAACCTGTCTAAGGAGGCTCTTGAAGAACAGAGCAAACGATCAATACGATCTCGGGCGAGGCGTCGCCGTGAGGAAATGGAACAGTCTGATGATTAATGTCCAGATGTTTATTGCTGCGGTTGTGGTTGTATTCGGTGCTTGGATGATGGCTCCAATCACTGCTTATTTGTTAGCACGGGCCATCACCATAGGCGTGCTGCGTGCACAGTTGGAATTTTCTCAACGAAAGGGACAGAATGGCAACGAAAGCGGATCGAAAGAAAACTAAACGCACATCGACTGCTCGACGGCGGGCAGAAACAAATCAGGGCGGTGGCGAGTTTAGCACATTACGGATTCCCGAAGGGATGGGATTCTTTAAGCCAAAGGTTGGCACCTACTTAATGGATATTGTGCCGTTCATTGCCGGGGAGGGTAACTCCTGTGCGGACAAGGGCGAGCTCCACTTCGAGAAGACATTCTGGACCCACCCACGCTTAGGAGCGGATGAAAAGTCTTACGTCTGCCCAGCCAAGACTGGAGGAGGTAAATGCCCCGTCTGCGCTGAAGCCGCTGCAATGGGCAAGGACCCGGACGCCGACGACAAGGTCCGCAAGTCGCTCATTCCAAAGCAACGGCAGTTGTTTATGGTGTATGTCCATAAAGAGGCTGACAAGAAAGTGCAGCTGTGGGAGGTGTCCTACCATAACTTTGGCAAGCTATTGGATTCGCGGATCCGCAACAGCGACGAAGACGACGGGTGGGACATGTTCTACTTCCCAGAAGCGTCCGAGGGCTTAACGCTCAAAGTATCGTTCGAGGAGGAAACCAGTCCATTCGGCGTGTTCCTTGATGTAAAGAGTATCGACTTTAAGAACCGCAAAGAAGACCTGTTCGACACCATTGAAGACCCTAAGGTGTGCTTGGACGAACTTATCAAGGTGCCAAAGTTCGATGAGCTGCACAAGATCTTCTGGCAGGAAACAGAAGATGAGGACGACGACGAAAAGCCAAAGAAGAAATCAACCAGTAAGAAAAAGGCACAGGTTGAGGACGACGACGAGGATGATGAGGACGATGATGAGCCTGCTCCCAAGAAAAAGGGCAGCACTAGCAAGTCCAAGAAAAAGGAGGAGGATGATGATGAGGACGACGAAGCTGACGCCGAATGGTTGTTAGAGCAGGCATCGCTAGCGGATGATGGAGACGACGAAGCTATCGAAGCCCTGAAAGATCGTGCGGAAGCGGTGGACCTCCCTATCAAGAAATTCAAGGGGGATTACACCAAGCTGGCTAAGGCGATCATTAAGGCGGAGCAGGAGGAGGAGGCTATGGAGAAGAAACCTACCAAGCCGCCCGCAAAGTCCAAAAAGAAAGTCGTAGAGGATGACGACGAGGACGACGATGATGAGGATGATGATGAGCCTGCCCCTAAGAAAAAGGGCACCAGTAAGCCAGCATCTAAGTCCAAGAAAAAGGAGGAGGAAGACGAGGATGATGATGACGATGATTGGGATGACGACGAGGACGATGATGATGAGCCCGCTCCCAAGAAAAAAGCCACTACCAGTAAGACTTCCACAAAGTCCAAGTCCAAGAAGAAAGCGGACGACGATGATGATGATGATGATATGCCGTTCTAACTAGGACGACCGGGAAAGTAGCTCAATGGTAGAGCAGCCTCGATAAGAGGCAGATCTGGGTTCGATTCCCGGCTTTCCCCTGATTGTTGTAAGGAGTATTCGGCAATTAAGGTGTTGTATGAAATTGATAGTTACGGGTGGTCGCAAATACCATCTAAATGATGCGGATCGAAAGATACTCGATCTGATACACCGGCAATTCAAAGTATCATGCGTGTTAGTGAGGAGGGGAGGAGGGGCGGACGCTTCCGCTGAGAATTGGGCCCGCTCTCGAATAATACGCATCCAGGGCTACGCTGCCCAATTCAAAACATTAAAGCATGCCGCCGAGTCTGCTCGAGATGCGGAGATGATCAAACAGGCCGACGCTGTTGCTGTCTTCCCTGGGCATAAGAGCACTAAGCAACTATTGCATATGGCGCATGCTGCGGGGAAGGTGGTGTTTGATTTTATGGACCATACCCCCGAGACCCTGCTGGAATGTTTAGACATTGCCACATTGCATCGATCTAAATTCCTCGAGTATCCGCAACAGCTGATGGAGCTCGCCAAAGAATTTTTGGTGACCCGTCGCGCTAGCTACCCGCAATTCAATAACACCAATGCGGAGACGCTATTGGGTCTGATCATTACCCATTTGTCGCTTGCAGGGCAATCACAGGGCGTAATGATGATGATGTATGAATTCCTGTGCTATGTCGACCAACGGCGGTTTGCCAACAGTCGATTCCTCCCATCACTTGAAACCCCCGAAGTATTTATCAATGGACGAAGTCGAGAAAATCAAACAGCAGTTAAAGCATCGCAAGCCCAAGCTGATGATGCCACAGGACTCGCTGATCAGCACCGGCTCGACAATGTTGAATCTAGCCTGTAGCGGGCTATGGAACGGCGGATTTGCAAAGGGGGAGTATATCCTTCTGGTAGGTGATAGCATGTCGGGCAAGACATGGCTGTCGCTATCGTGCTTGGCTGAGGCTGCTCGCAAGAAATCTTTCCGTAAGTATCGATTCATCCAGGACAATCCCGAGGCCGGGTCCAAGATGGATATGGCCTACTACTTCGGGCAAAAGGTGGTTGACAGGCTCTGCCTTCCACCCAGCGGAGGCCCAAGCGAATCTGTGCAGGAATTCTACTACAACGTCGATGAGGCGTTGGAGGAGGGTCCCTGCATTTACATTCTGGACAGCATGGATGCACTGGATGATGAGTCGGATACTGCCCAGTTCGAAAAGGAAAAGGCAGCACACCGCAAGGGGAAGCAAGTAACGGGCTCGTACGGGACCGGCAAGCCCAAAGCTAATTCCCAGGGCTTGCGGCGATTGACGCGTAAGTTAGAGGAGACAGGGTCCATCCTAATTATTATTTCGCAAACCCGGGATAATATCGGCTTCGGAGCCCAATTCAATCCTAAGACGCGGAGCGGCGGACGGGCTCTGCGATTCTTTGCGCAGATGGAAATCTGGACTTCGATCGTTAAGACGCTCACCAAGAAAGTAAATGATAAGCCGCGGCAGCAAGG